TTGCCGACTGACCTATAATCTTGACACCTGTAAATTCCATGAAACTCAACCCGAACCCGAATTCAATCCAAGTACAGATTTCTGAAGCTGAGATTGAGCATCCGAGGCTTCCTCATCCGCCTAACCCTCCTACGAAGGAAGCCATTGAAAAAGCTCAGTTCAAAGACAAGACCTACCGCTGGAATGGTCGCTAAACTAATCCTGATTGACGGATTCATCCTAATCACCAACATGTTTATTTGTGCTGGTGTTATCCGGCACTGGAACGATGCTAATTTTTGACCTAGAGACCAACGGTCTGCTATACAATGTTACTACCATCCACTGCCTTGCTATTCATGACACCGAGACTGGTAAAACCCTTGCATACAATGACACGGGTAATGCGGATCCGGTTGTCAGAGGTATTCAACGCCTGGAGGATGCTGATTGCCTTGTCGGTCATAACATTGTCGGCTATGATCTACCCGTCATTCGCAAACTCTTTCCCTGGTTTGACACTCCTGCTACTGTCATTGACACTTTACTTCTGTCTCGCTTATATCATCCCAACATGATGGAGCTTGATAAGAAGCACAACTGGAAGTCAATGCCTCTTAAGCTGTATGGAAGACACAACCTTGAGTCATATGGTCACAGACTGAATGACGCAAAGGGAGAGTTTGGCAAGGACGCTGACTGGTCTGACTGGTCTCAAGAGATGCAAGACTATTGTATACAAGACGTAAACTTAACCACCAAAGTATGGAAGCACTTCCAACCCTACCTGAATGGGTCTCGATAGAGCATCAGGTCGCTGACGTACTAACTCAACAGGAGATACATGGCTGGCACTTCGATGAACGTGCCGCACAAGAACTAACACAACAACTACAAGAGGAGCTAGAACGTCTCCATGCTGAGATTGTTCACACTCATCCTTTTGTTCCTGGCGAGGAGAAAACGCCTAAACGTAACAATAAGACACAAGGCTATGTCGAAGGTGCTACCTTCACTCGCCTGAAAGAAACCAATCCTACTTCTAGGGATCATATCGCATGGATTCTAAAGACCTATTATGGTTGGAAACCGACCCAGCTGACTGCCACTGGGAAGCCTATTATCGACGAACCTATTCTGAAAGAGATATCATCAGAGATTTCTATGAAGTTTCTGAGATGTTTGACGGTAACGAAAATGCTTGGGATGCTCTCCCAAGGCGTGAACGCATGGCTGAAGCTATGTACCAACTCTAGAATACACCACCACTGCAGTGTAGCCACGGCTACCCATAGATGCGCCCATCGGAATCCGAACCTGGCGCAAGTACCCAGTGATGAACGATTTAGACGACTTTTTCTTCCAACTCCGGGTCAAGTCATGGTCGGCGCTGATCTTAGCGGGATTGAGCTTCGGATGCTTGCACACTATCTTGCTAGATACGACGAGGGCAAGTACGCCGACATCCTCCTCAACGGAGACATACACCAAGTGAATGCCGATAAGATTGGCATCTCACGCAAGCTCGTGAAAACAGTGACCTACGCTTTCCTGTATGGCGCAGGCGACCAAAAAATTGGACTATCCTATGACAAACTTCTTTCACCCTCGCAAGCCAAGAAAAAAGGCAAAGAGATTAGGGAAGCCTACATCGAAGCCATTGAAGGGCTTGATTTACTCCTTGCCGCTATTAAGTCTGCTTCAGAAAGAGGGTTTGTACAATCTATTGACAAACGAAAGATCCTACTAGATTCGCCACACAAGGCACTAAACTACCTGCTTCAATCAGGTGCTGGTGTCGTTGCTAAGCGGTGGATGCTTATTAATCACAACAACGTAAAGACGCTCAAGCTTTTGTGTAGTCAGCTTGCCTTTGTGCATGACGAACTACAGTTTGAGTGCGACCCTAAACATGCAAACGACCTATGTTCATCCTTGGTACTCAGCGCTGCAGAGACTGGAGAAGTCTATGACCTCCGGATCCCGATCGCAGCAGAAGCAAGTATCGGGAAAGACTGGAGTGAAACACATTGAGAACCAAATCAATGATGGGCGTCAAGAAACTTGAGCCCTTCAAAGCTAAGAAAACTAAACAGGGAGCTGGTAAGAACTCCCGCCCTAAAAGGGGTAAAAAAGCTTACCGTGGTCAGGGACGATGAAGTTACTTGTAGATGCGGATTACGTAGTCTACAAATGTTGCGCCTCCGCCGAAACTGAAATAGATTTCGGTGAAGACGTTATTGTTGTTACTTCAAAGTTCTCTGATGCTCTTGCTTGTGTGAAGAGGGAGCTTAAAAAAATCACACAAAATTTTTTTGACCCTGAGGTCATCCTGTTTTTCTCTGATAGCAGGAACTTTAGGAAATCTATCCAACCCGACTACAAAGGTCACCGTAACCGAAAGAAACCTTGTGGATACAAGCGTGTCATCAATGCTCTCAAAGAAGAGTATCAGGTTATTGTGATGCCAAGTCTAGAAGCTGATGATGCTCTAGGCATCTATGCTACCGCCAACCCTGGCAATGTTATCTGCAGTCCAGACAAAGACATGCGTCAGATTCCTGGCAAGCTGTTTGACATGTCAGACCTGCACGAGATTACTGCTGAAGAGGGTGCCCGGTGGCACTTGATTCAAACCTTAGCAGGAGACCAAACAGATGGATACGCCGGAGTACCTGGTATTGGTGTTAAGCGAGCCGCCGCATACTTCGAAGAAAAAGGATATACTTGGAAAGCTGTCGTTGAAGCGTTTGCTGAGAAAGATCTTTCCGAAGAAGTCGCAATCGAAAACGCAAGACTTGCTAAAATTCTCCAATGCACTGACTACGATGTCATCAACAAACAACCGATCCTTTGGACCGCCGCCACCAATTACAGAGTTGACTCTGGAGCAGGACTTCAAAATTCGACAGATTGAGGACGCTCTTAACAGACCCGACACCCGTAAGGACGACATCATTACTATTTTTATGGCATTACAGCGTCAAAACTTTGTACTTGCCAACAACATCCGCCAATTAGTTTCTGAATGGAACAACCCAAAGGACCACAGTATTACAGACGAGGTTCTATCGAACCTTGGGATTACATTCGAGACCAAGGACTAAACTACCACCTTGGTAATGCCGTGAAGTACATATCCCGCGCAGGCTTCAAGGACTCTGCTGTCTCTGATTTAAAGAAAGCTATCCACTACTTAGAAAATGAATTGCAACACATTACTGAGCGAGCAAGCAGCGGAGTTCAGGAACGCATACCAGATAACCAATTCGACTACTGGCAGGAAGAAGCAGAAATCTTTGATCGATGAAGAGTGGAGTGAATTCCACGAAGCTTATCATCTCAAGGACAAAGCTGAACAACTGAAAGAACTAGCAGATCTTGTCTATGTCTGCTATCAATTCGCCGCTAACATGGAATGGGACCTTGATGAAGCAATGCATCGGGTTCACAGGTCGAACATGTCTAAACTTGGCGAAGACGGTAAGCCCATCTACCGAGAAGATGGCAAGGTTCTGAAGGGACCAAACTATCAACCACCAATTCTCACCGATCTAGTCTAATGACCACCGCAAACCCTATCGCCCGCACCGGTCGAGTTCAATCCTGGATGGATGACCCGACCTCACGTCTACCCGTCTCTTGTACTGTCTTCGTCGTTGAAGACTCAATGGAAGGACCCAATGGAATTGAAGCAAGCTGGAGATTCGTCTCCCATGCCCTGCGACTGGGAGCAGGAGTTGCGGTACATTTATCTAAGCTCCGACCCAGAGGAAGTGAAAATGGAAAAGGTCTCACGGCTTCTGGACCTGTTAGCTTCGGTCGAATCTACTCATCGTTAAATGAAACACTACGTAGAGGTGGTGTGTATAAGAATGGCGCTTGCGTCCTTCATCTTGACCTCAACCACCCTGACGCTTTGGAGTTCATCGAAACTCCTAGAAACGAACTCCCCTGGGTCAAACGATGCATCAACATCAAGCCCGAGTGGTGGGAAGCCTGTGACTTCAAAGAAAAGCTTCTTTACGGAATTCGCACAGGCGACATATGGCTCAACAAAGTAAAGTATGACAATGAAGGACAACGAATTCGAGGTAATGTCTGCCTTGAGGTTTACCTGCCATCACGCGGAACTTGCCTGCTGCAACACATCAATCTATCTGCCTGTGAGTTCGACGACATCCCAGAAGCTTTCGTTACAGGTATGTCCCAACTGTGCGAACTCCATGGTAAAACAAATGTTGGACTCACTGGTGAGTACCTGCCATCCGATGTGGACCGACAGGTTGGACTGGGACTCCTGGGACTTGCCAACCTTCTCCGAAGATACGGAGTAACCTACGAGCAATTCGGACGTGCGCTAGAGCAATA